CGAGCCCTCAAGGAAGGGATCGACGCTCAGATGGCGTTCGACAAGACGGTCGCTGACTACAAGCGGAAGGGTGCCTACCCCTTCACATTTGACTCAGGCACCGGCCCTGCCGTGAAGCAGCTCCGCAACAAGCTCTTGATGGCGAACGCAGGAGCCATCAACATGCAGATCGACGAGATCGGTCTCAACCTGCTCGCCAACGTCGAAGTGCTCACCCTGTTCCTCGAGCTCTACGACCAGGGCATGGTGAAGCCGAAGCTCACCAAGAACACCAACGACAACGAGCGGGACGAAGACCTCGACGGCAAGACGCCGACGAACATGCTCCTGTTCGGCACGGCCATGAAGCTCCTCGACGGTGCTGAGACCGAAGAGAACTTCTACACGTTCCTCGAGACCGGCTACGCCCGTCGCTGCCTCTTTGGCTGGGGCCAGCAGGCCAAGAAGTCGTTCCACCAGCAGACGCCGACGGAAATCTACAACCGGCTCATCAGCCCCACGAACTCCAACATCGTGGACAAGTGGGCGGCCAAGTTCACCAACCTGGCGGATCCTGTGAAGTTCAACTGGAAGATGGAAGTCGACGACGCTGTCGGCATCCTCCTGCTGACCTACAAGATCCAGTGTGAAGAAGCGGCTGAGAAGCTGGCTGATCACCAGGAGATCCTGAAGGCGGAGCTCACCCACCGGTACTTCAAGGCTCTCAAGCTGGCGGGTATCTACGCCTTCATCGACGAGAGCAACGCGGTGGAGACTGACCACCTCCTGCAGGCCATCAAGCTGGTGGAGGAGTCTGGGACTTCGTTCCAGCTCCTGCTCAATCGGGAGAAGACCTACGTGAAGCTGGCGAAGTACATCGCCACCTGTGGCACGGAGGTCACCCACGCTGACCTGCACGAGGCTCTGCCCTTCTACAAGCAGGGCAACATGCAGCGGAACGAGCTCATGACCCTGGCCACTGCCTGGGGCTACAGGCAGCACATCCTCATCAAGAAGACCTTCATCGACGGGATCGAATTCTACAAGGGCGAGACCTTGGAGAAGACAGACCTGGAGAAGCTGATCATCAGCTACTCCAATCACTGGGCCTACAACTACACGGCGGAGCCAGTGCCCTTCGACAAGCTCCATGTGATGACCCAGGAGAAGGACATCCACTGGGCGAACCACCACTTCAAGGATGAGCACCGGACTGAAGAGAACGCGATCCCTGGATTCAACTGCATCGTCCTCGACATCGACAAGGGTACTCCCTTGGCGACGGCGATGGACCTGATGAAGGAGTTCAAGTTCTTCACCCACACGACCAAGCGTCACACGCCGGAAGCCAACCGCTTCCGGATGGTCCTGCCCATCAACTACAAGCTCGAGCTCGACGCTGAAGAGTACCGGGAGTTCATGCTCAACGTGATGAAGTGGCTCCCGTTCGAGATCGACGAACAGGCCAACCAGCGGTCACGGAAGTGGCAGAGCTGCGAGACCGGGGTCTACAAGTACAACCTGGACGGAGAGATCTTCGACGCCCTCAAGTTCATCCCGAAGACGGCGAAGAACGAAGCCTACCAGGCGGAGTTCAAGCAGATCGAGAACCTGTCCAACCTCGAACGATGGTTCGCCCAGAGGATTGCCTCAGGGAATCGAAACAACAACATGCTCAAATTCGCAATGGCTCTGGTCGATGGGGGACTCTCCCTCATGGACGCTGAACGGGCCATCTACGCCTTCAACGATCGGCTCAACCAGCCGCTTCGTCGGGACGAGATCGCTACGACGATCATGAAGACGGTGGGCAAGCGGTACATCAAGACCCCGTAGTTCTTTTCTCGGCAAAGGATAAACACAAGATGAGTGATTCACATGAACCCAATGACCAGCTCCTGCTGGTCTGTGGGATGTCCGGCAGTGGCAAGAGTGCGAGCCTTCGAAATCTCCTGAACCAGGAGAAGTGGCTCTACCTCAACACCGAGGCCGGTAAGCGACTCCCGTTCAAGAACAAGTTCATGAACGGTGGTCTCCGCATCGAAGACTTTCTGCAGGTCTTCGAGGCCTTCGACTACGCCCACGAGAACCCTGACGTGGCGGGAGTTATCACGGACTCGCTGACGTTCTGGCTCGACATGATCGAGACCCAGCATGTCCTGCGGTCTTCGAACTCCCAGAAGGCCTGGGGAGACTTCGCGCAGTATTTCAAACAGCTCATGCAGGAAAAGGTCACCAGGCTGAACAAGCCTGTTGTGTTCCTGGCTCATGTGAAGGAAGAACTGGACGAAGCCAGCATGCAGATGAAGACTTCAGTCCCCGTGAAGGGGAGCTTGAAGGGCAACGGCATCGAGGCCTACTTCTCGACCGTCGTGGCCTGCAAGAAGATGAAGACGAAGGACCTGGAGAAGTTCCCGAACGAGCTCCTCATCCTCACCGAAGAGGAAAAGGAACTTGGCTTCAAACACGTATTCCAAACCCGCATCACGAAGGAGACGACCGGCGAAAGAATCCGATCCCCAATGGGGATGTTCACCAAGGAACAGACCTACATCAACAACGACGTCCAACTGCTGCTCAACCACCTCAACAAGTATTACGGAGTGAACTGACCCATGGCGAATCTTTTCAACAACATGAAGACGGATGGTCTCGAGGAATCTCAGGACCGTCTCGGCGGCGGATTCCAGGCTCTCGAGTCCGGAATCTACGAAGGCACCGTCAAGGCCTTCTATGCCGGTGAATCCAAAGGAGGCGCGATGAGCCTCACCCTGATCGCCGACATCGGTGGCGGGAAGGAGTACAAGGAAACCGTCTACATCACGAACAAGCAGAAGCAGAACTTCTTCGTGAACAAGGACTCCGGCAAGAAGAGCCCGCTCCCCGGCTTCACCGTGGCGAACGACATCTGCCTCATCGCCTGCGGATCCGAGCTCAGCGAGCTCGAGACCGAGGAGAAGATCGTCAAGATCTACGACTACGAGCAGAAGAAGGAGATCCCGACTGCTGTCCCGATGGTCATGGCCGTCGTCGGCAAGAAGGTCGCCCTGGGCATCGTCAAGACCCTCGAGAACAAGACCGTGAAGAACGACCAGACCGGCGAGTACGAGCCCACGGCTGACACCCGCGAGGTCAACTCGATCGACAAGGTGTTCTCGCCCGAGTTCAAGATGACGGTCGCGGAAGCCCGCCAGCAGAAGACGGCTCCGGAGTTCTGGGACGCCTGGAAGAAGCGGAATGACGGCCAGACCCGCGACAAGCGGGACATCAAAGACGGCGAGGCTGCCAAGGGCGCTCCGAAGGCTGCCCCCAAGGCGGCTGCTGCGGCTGCGCCGAAGAAGAGCCTGTTCGGCAAGTAACTGGCACTCTGTCCAGAATGATGGGAGAAGGGACTTGGCTGATGACTGGCCAAGTCCCTTTTCATTCCGAGCCCATCATGTGGACGTTCTCGTTGCCCCTGAAGATCTTCGTCTCGAAGAACTCAGACTTCTCGCTGAACCTGAACCAGTACCGCAACGCACACTTCCAAGTCCTCAACAAGGCGAAGAGGAATTTTGAGTCCCTCGCCATTGGTTTGATCCGAGGACTTCCCAAGTTGGAACGCTGCACCCTGGAGTACGAGCTGTTTCCAGGGACGGCTCAACTCTGCGACACGAACAACATCTGCTCGATCGTCGATAAATTCTTCTCAGATGCTCTGGTGGAAGCAGGCATCCTCCCTGATGACAACTACAAATACATATTTTCCTCTACATTCAAATTCGGTCGAATCGATCGTGAGAACCCCAGAGTTGACGTCACCATCCGTAGTCCAGACCACCCCATCTACGAGGTTCCACCGGAGCCTCTCACCCGAGAAAAGAGCATGAACATCAAGACCGTTGTACTCCTCACCCCTGAAGACGTCAGCCAGGCCCTGGCGACGTTCGTGAGGAGCCACATGACGGTGCCGGAGAACTCCGACATCAACATGGAGACCCTCCCCACTGGAGAGATCCAGGTGGTCTTCGTGACCAAGGCCCCGGAGAAGGAGACGAAGACCCGCAAGACGAAACTGGAGCCGAAGGCTGCCATGGCTCTCCTCCAAGGACTGCCTCCTGAACCGGATCGCCAGGCCTTCAACCCTCCTGAACCTGTCCAGGCGACGCCTGTCGCTCCCCAGGTGGCGGAAGAGAAGGGTCACGCTGAGCCTCTGGAGAAGCCGGTGATCCTGGCTCCGACTCCTACGGAGCCGCCGACCGATGCACCGGAAGCGACCGAGACCGAAGGGGGACCTGTCCCGCCGAAGAAGCCGAGCATCTTCGGTGCCTTCAAGCGCCCGCAGAACTAGGAGGCAAACCCAGCATGTTCAATGCTGTGCTCGACGTCCTGTTCGCGTTGTCGCAGGCCCACCGGGTCTTCACCACGTTGATTCTCGCGGTGAGTGCCCTCTTCGAATACTTCTGGTGAAACCACTCGAAGCCCAGCCCGCTAGTTGAGGGGCTGGGCTTTGTTTGCTTTCAGTTTCCTCTTTCGGAGCCAGTAACATGATCCCCAACGGAGCAGCACGCATCGTTCAGAC